GTGCTGATCCTCACGAAGGCCGTCCACATTCCGGCCAAGCTGCCCGTCGACGTCATGAAGTTCGGCGAAGTCGTCGAATTCGCTCCGACGGCAACGACTCCCGGTTCGGGCACCGGCGTGGCGGGCACGGCGTACTACGCCAACACGACCACCGGCGCGATCTCGGCCACCGGCGGTGCCGGTACGGTCAAGATCGGACACACCGTCGAGGCAGACCGCCTCATCGTTTCCGTCGACAACCTCGCTGCGGCGTAAGGAAAGGCAAAGGTTATGAAGGCTGACTTCATCCAGCTACTCGCCGAGCGTGGCTTGTTCGGTCGCGACAACGAAGGTGGTTACGGTACTGAGGGCGACCTCAAGTACAAGACCTCCGACGGTGTTCCGTGGTCGGAGATCTGGAAGCTCTTCACGAACACCACCGACGAGTACAACAAGCACAAGTCGCAGATGTTCAAGCTGCTGACCTTCCTGGTGAAGAACGAGACCGAGAAAGTCACGCGGATCAGCAAGTTCGGTTTCGAGCGAGCCACCGAATTCGGTGTGCCCCGGTCGGTCCGGCTGGCCCCCAACTTCTACCAGCTCGCCTACGACTTCCAGGACTACGACCTCGCCTTCCGGTACACCTGGAAGTACCTGCGCGGTCAGTCCAAGGAAGCTCTTCTGGCGCAGCACAATTCGGCCTTGCAGGCCGACCAGGGCCTTCTGTGGGCGCGGGTGATGGAACGTATCTTCACCAACGTCACCGAGCAGGCCGAGACCGACGGTCTGATGTATCCAGTTCACCCGTTGTACGCCGGAGAGGACGCCGGTCCGGCAGACGTGCCTCCGCCCTTCAACGGCAAGACCTTCACCGGTACGCACAACCACTATCTGGTCTCGGGCGGCGCGAAGATCGACTCCGAAGATGTGGAAATGGCTGCGGATCACATCCGCGAGCACGGCTACACCAAGCGCGCGGGCACGCGTATCGTCGCGCTGGCGAACAAGGCCATCATCAACGAAGTCCGCAAGTTCCGTGCCGGACAGGTCAACAACAACACCAAGACCGCTTCTGTGGACTGGATTCCGTCGTCCAACCAGCCGACGATCTACATTCCCAATGCGGAGGGCATGCTCGGCGAGCGTCCCCCGGCGACATGGAACGGGCTGGACGTGTCGGGTTCCTACGACGACGTGCTGTTCGTCGAAGAGGAGACGATTCCGGACGGCTACGTGCTGTTTCTGGCCTCCGGCGGCTTGTTGGCCGCGCAGAACCTGGTCGGCTTCCGAGAGGACCCCGACGCGGCCTGGCGGGGATTGCGGCTGCTCCCGGGTAACCAGGCCAAGTACCCGCTCGTCGACGGCTTCTATCAGCGTTCGTTCGGCACCGGCATCCGGCAGCGTGGTGGCGCGGTGGTCTTGCAGGTCAAGGCTTCCGGCTCCTACGACGTTCCGTCGTTCGAACAGTACTAGGAGGGCATCATGGGACGCGCTATCCCCGAGAACCAGCCGCTGTCTGACGAAGACCGGGCATTCCTGCTCGAGCGTTCGCAGGACGCGCTGGTCGCCACGATCGACCGCGTCGTGGCGGCTCAGGGCAACGAGGACGCCGACAACGAAGAGCCGCAGGACGCCGACGACGACAACGAAATCGTGGAGGTCGACGCCGATATCTCCGACTTCGCTGAGAAGCTGACTATTCCCAAGCTCGAAAAGCGGATCCTCGCTCTGCACGAAGAGGATCCGGAGTCCGTTGAGCTGCCGGGTAGCGACGCCCGCAAGGACGATTACGTCAGCATCTACTCGATCGCTCTGCAGGAGAAGCGGAACAAGGGCGAAGAGCTCGACCTGGTCGACGACGAGTAGGAAGCCACCATGGCCTCCGAGGCTGACGTCAAGGAAGTCAAGGCTCTTCTCGATGGTATCGAGGAACCTTGGGACGAAGCCAAGATCGGACAAACGCTCGATGCAGTTGGTAGTGTTGCGAAGACCATGCGGGCCTTCTGGTCTGCGAAAGTCAATGCAACCTACCAACTGCTCGACATTTCTGAATCCGGCAGTAGCCGGAGCATGAGCAACATCTACCGCAATGCGATGGAGCAGCGCACCTACTGGGACGGCAAGGTAGCCGAGGACGAGGCCAACGCCGCAGACCCCGTCAAGGGCGCTCGCATACATCGCATCACACGGAGCCTGTCGTGACTCTGTCGGATTCTAACCAGAGAGGTCTTGAACACCTGCGGAGAGCCACAACAGCCTTCATTGCGGACGACCCTACACACATTGCGCTCAACATAGGCCGAGCAACTTCTGTAGAACAGCCTGGTGGCGGGTACAACCACATTCCTGGAGGCGAGAGGGATCTGCAGAGCTTCAAGATTGTGGCTCAAGATTTCGACAGAACTGCCAAGAACGAAACAGACGGCGCAATCTCTGTCAATCGGCAGTACGTGATGATTGGCGGCTGGGATTCTGTTGCAGAGGTTGGCGATTGGTGGGTAGACGGAGGTAATCGTTACACCGTCACAGAGCTGATGGTCGCCAACGGATATGAACGCAAATGGCTTGTTGATTGCCAGGGTCTGGAGCCGAATTATGGCTAAGATCCAGTTCAAACACGACATGAGCGACGTTCGAGAACGGGCCAAGGCACTACCAGAAGAGGTCGACAGATTCATCAAGGCTGTTATGGCACGGCAAGGTCCGATAGCCACGGCAGACATGAAAGAGAACGCGCCGTGGACTGACAGAACCGGTGCAGCTCGTGTCGGTCTATTCGTCACGCCGCCAACCACCGAAAAGATCAGTGATCTAGAAGCCGTTTATCGAATGATCTTTGGATATTCGGTGTACTACGGTATCTGGCTGGAGATCGCCAATAGCGGCCGATACCAAATCTTGATTCCGTCAGTCATCAAGCACGGCAAAGAGATTATGGCTAATCTCGAAGATCTCTTCTCAACCCTTGAGGAGATGCGGCGATGAGCAGAGCAGCTGTACTAGACGGCCTTCGGGATGATGTCGCGCTTAATGCAGTCGTTCCGCCAGAGAACATCTTCCCGAACTATTCGAGAGAAGGTAGACCGAGCCCTGTTGCGCCTGGCGGATTCATCGTGCTGCGCTGGGGAGGTCTCAGCCGCGCCTTCGCCCGGATCGCAGGCCCGCGCGACTTGACGGTCTGGGCGCATTGGCCTGCTGAGCAGAGCAGTGACTTCGGTAAGATTGATCGGATTCTTGAGCGTTGCAAAGAAGTTCTGTGCAGCCTCGAAGACGTTGTTGGAGGCGATGGTTATACGCTGACCTGTGTTGAATACGCTGGCGAGAGCCAAGACATGAAAGACTTAGGTTTCGAAACTATCATGCGAAACATGACGTTTCGCGTTCTGATGCGACCCACGTAAGATTCCCGAAGAAGGAGAGGACTCACCATGGCCAACACCCCGAGCACGCCGAAGCCGAATCCGGAGGAGAAGCCGGACACCACCGGCGACGTCGAGAAGCAGGCCGAGGGGAACCAGGCCGCCGCGGCCGAGCCCAAGACCAAGTATCTGCAGTTCGACCCCGCTGTCGTCAAGACGCTGTCCGGCACCGAACACCAGATCAGCAAGACCCAACTTGTCGAGGCTGGCATCCAGGAACCGTTCACCAACAAGGAGCAGGCCGTCGCCATCTGGAATCCGCGCAACGAATTCCGCGTGCCGGCGTCCCAGTTCACCGACAAGGCCATCGCCCGGCTGGTGCAAGAGCCCGACATCAAGCTCGTCGAAGTGTGATGTGAAACTCAAGTGCAGCGGACGGGTACACGGAGAAATCCAGGACGACAGCCTCCTGGAAGTCAAGTGTACCCATCTCGCTTGCACAGGAGGAATCAAGAGGGCATTCGTCCTTCACTACTTCGACCCAAATACCGGTCAACTCAAGAGAACATCCAAGCCGTATCGAAATCCGCTGAAAGGTAACGAAAATGGCAATCAAGACAGCGCTTCCGTACGGTCTTCGTGACGTCAAGATCACGCCGTACATCGACGAGGGCGGCAGCGTCCTCGGAGACGTAAGCTACGACCTTCCGCATTCCCAGACCTTCGGCTTCCAGGAGACCGAAGAGTTTCAGGAGCTGCGCGGTGACGACAAGCTCGTCGCGACGCACGGCCAGGGCGCGCAAATGGACTGGACCTTGGAGGCCGGTGGCATCTCGCTGGTGATCTGGTCCATCCTGACCGGCGGCCAGATCATCACCTCGGGTCTGACCCCGAATCGTGTGGAGATCATGCGCAAGAAGAGCTCTGACATTCGCCCGTACTTCCGGGTCGAGGGGCAGGTCATCTCGGACTCCGGCGGCGACGTGGTCGGCAAGATCTACCGGGCGCGCTGCAACGGCTCGATTGGCGGAGACTTCGCCGACGGTCAGTTCCATGTGACTTCGTGCTCGGGCGTGGGTCTGCCGCTGCTGGACGACAACAACGACCTGCTGTACGACATCATCCGGCACGAGACCAAGACCACGCTGTCGACCACGCCCGACCCCAATCCGCTGGCGTCTCCGCAGAATCCGTCGGTCGGTACGATCACCGCAGCTGGCGCCACGGTCACCTGGGATGCCGTGCCCGAGGCCGACGCTTACCGCGTCCAGACCAGCTCGGATGGCGGAACCACTTGGACCAACGTGTCCGGCGACCCGACCACCAACACCAAGGCGTTGACTGGTCTGACGGCGAGCACGGCCTATCGAGTGCGCGTCGCGTCGATCAAAAACAGCGAAGTTCTTTCCACTTACTCGGAAGTTGTGGCCTTCACAACTCTCGCTTCCTAGTAGTTCCAGACCCCAAGGAGGGCAACGAAATGTCACTGACAGATGCCGAACGCGAAGAGCTGGCCGCATTGCGCGCCAAGGCAGCCGCTTCTGAGCCGCCGACCAGTCCGCCACCGGAGTTCTACGCCGCCCAGGCGTCGGCGATCGGACAGGCCGTGGCCGCCGAGGTCAAGTACGCCTTGACAGGGTGGGGTCCGCAGATCCATCAGACATTCGACATTCGGTGTCCTTCGGGGCAGTGGTGCAAGGCTAATCAGATCACCATCGAGGACGCAATTTCGTTGGGGCTGTTGGACTCTCTGGACATGTTCACCAACAACCTCATGGCCCCGGTTCTGGCGGGAGAAGAGGATGGCCCGGAAGAGGACAACAACAAGCAGATCCTCAATGCGCTGAAAGACCCCGAGAAGCGCGCCAGCTTCTTCGGCGTTGTCAACCGAGTCATCGCGCATGCCGTGCAGGAACCTGCAATCGTGTTGTCCACCAACGATGATGGGTCCGTCAACGACGGTGAGGTATTCGCTTCCGACGTCCCGTTCGCCGACAAGATGCACATCTTCCGGCGCGTCTTCGGAGGTGCCAACCCCGCGTTGGAGCAGTTTCAGCCGGGACAGGAAGCTGTCGTGGCAGCTGTGGCAGATGTCGCAGGCGTACAGGTGCCGACCGAGTGACCTAATCCATGTGGAGGATCCTTTGCAAAGGTTCTGGTTTGACAGAGGCATCCGACTCTTCGGCGTTGTTGTCACCAACGAAGCTGAAGCTGCTGCGCATGCGGCAGGCAGGGGTGTGAGCAAGGGTAACAAAGCCGCATTGGAAAATGGTGCGCGCGAACGCACAATCGCTCGTTTGCTTGGCGAAGATATGGCCAACAGCACCGCCGGTTACCGGGATCCGATGAAGGACTGATGCGGCGATGACTGATTACGATCTTGGCAAGGCTAGAGGCGAAGTTGTCATCGAGACCGACGAGCGCGGTTTTCGCCGTGCCGACGGTTACATGCAAGGTCTAGATCGGTCAGCGCGCCGCACAGCAGAAGGCTTCGAGCAGGCTGAAAAGTCAACTACTGCATTCGAACGAGCTTCGAAGAAGGTCACCGGGACCATCCAAACCGAAGCGAAGATGCACGACAATCTGAACAGAAAGACGCGCGAAGCCACTATCGCCGCAGCCGAAAGAAAGAAGGCAGAGAAAGAGCTTCGAGATGTTCTCAAAGACGAGACGAAAACCGAAGAGGACATCGAAAAAGCAATCGTCAAGGCCAATGCTGCACGCTTGGAGGCGTCTCGGCTGACCGCTGAGCGTCGCAAGATGGAGCGAGATCTCCAAAAGACTTTGGCAGAGACCAAGTCTGCAATAGATGCTCTTGGCGGAGAGCACACAATCAGAATCAAAGCAGATGGCAAGCAAGCCAAACGCGAAATTCGGCAAATCAAACAGGGTTTGGAAGAGCTTAATAGAGCCAGCCAGAAAACAATCGACATAAGTCGAAAAGCTCTGTCAGGGGCAGGGCAGATTTCTTCTGGCGGAGCAAAGGCTATGGGGGCTGGAGCACTTGGTGGCTTTCTTGGCCTTCTCGGCGGCGCAGCTTTGGGTGGTGCCGTACAAGGCATCATAGGAATTGTTGGAGCTATAACAGAACTGTCTGGTGCTATTGGAACCCTTCCTGGCATCCTTGGGTCTGCAGTTGCTGTCATGGGCACGCTCAAGGTTGCCACAGCCGGGTTCGCAGACGCTCTTGGTAAGCTCGGCGAAGACGACTTTGAAGCAGGGCTGAAGAACCTCTCGCAGAACGCACGCGATGCGGCTTGGGCTCTGAATGCTTTGTGGCCGATGATCAAGGCCGCACGCGAATCAATCCAAGATAATTTCTTCAAGGGATTTGCAGATCAAATCCTCAGACTAAGCCAAACAGTCATGCCGATGATCACGGCAATGATGCAGCAACTTGCGACAGTCATGAACTCCACAATCATGGACGTTCTTGACCGTCTGCAGACGCCAGAGAACCTCGCTGATCTTCAGTCCATACTCAACAACATTGTCAAAGGCTTCGCACAGCTAAGTCAAGCCGCTGTTCCGTTCTTCGATGCCTTCATGGACATCATGACGGTAAGCTCTTCATTCTTGCCTCAAATCGGTTCGGACATCGCGAATATCGCAAAAGAATTCTCCGTCTGGATAAACGAGATGCGGAATAACGGGTCTCTGGCAGAATGGATTCAAACCGGCATCACAGCATTCAAACAACTTATGCAGGCGATCGGTAATTTTTCTGTTGCATTCGCGAACATATTCGCGATCGCCGATAAGACCGGCGGCGGCTTCGTTGATGTTCTCAGGATTATCAGCGAAGAATTCCGCAAGTGGACTGAAAGCGAAGATGGACGAAAGAATCTTGAGACATTCTTCACGTCAATTTCTGAAGCTGCAAAAGCATTCTCTCCAATCCTAAAGGTCATCACGAATTCCTTGCTTGGCGATTTCATTCCGGCTCTCGTCAATCTTGGAACTGCAATGGCTCCGCAAATCGATCTATTTTTCCAAAACATTGCAGCTGCACTCACATACTTGAGACCGACAATCGAAGGTCTTGCGGGACCAATAGGTCAATTCGTCCAGGCATTCGGAGAATCTTTCGCGCGTATCTTGATGACTTTGGCGCCAGTTCTTCCGCAGATCGCACAAGCATTCGCCGACATGATGGTGTCTCTCGGACCAGAACTTCCAGGTATTGTCAAGGGCTTGGCAGATGCATTTCTTGCAATTCTACCGACGATTCCGACAATCCTAAATGCTTTTGTCCAGCTCGCCAAGGAAGTTTTCCCGCGTTTACCCGGTTTGATCCAAGCCATCACAGCCATCCTTCCAGGTTGTATCGATCTTTTCACGGGATTGGTAAACATAACTCTCGGTCTTGGAAATGCCATTCTCACAGTTCTTGGCTGGGGTGGATCGTTCTTGACATTCATGGATAATTTGACTCGGGTGTGGCCGCAACAAGCAGGCAACGCCATTCGCGAATGGGTCAAGGGTATTCCGGACGCCCTTGGCGGAATGATGGACGGTATAGGAGACTTCTTCTCAGAACTTTGGGACAAGGGATGGAATGCCGG